CTAACGTTTTCTCTTTCCTATGCTCCTACACATCAAAACTGCAGTAGTCAAATTCGATGCTCCCAACAAGCTTCGCACCATATGGGGTGTTTCCAAACTATGGATCATCTCTGAAGCCCAAATTTACTGGGAATACATCGCCTGGATCAAACTTAATCCAGGAGCAACTCCAATGCTTTGGGGTTACGAAACCTTCACCGGTGGATGGCATCGCCTTTATCGCGATCTATACACACCAGGCGAAAACGTAACCTACATAACCATCGATTGGTCACGCTTTGACAAACACGCGCAATTCTGGCTCATACGCCGAATATTCTTCCGCACACGCTCTTTCTTTGATTTCGACCACGGATACGTCCCTACAAAGGCTTATCCTTCATCCCCCACTGACCCTGACAAACTTCAGGCACTATGGGAATGGACACTCGAAGCATTCTTTGATTCTCCGATCGTTCTCCCGAACGGCCAGATGTACAAGCGACTTTTCGCTGGCATCCCCTCCGGCCTGTTCATCACCCAGTTCATGGACTCCATTTACGACTTCACAATCGTATGTGCTATCCTACACTATATGGGTATCGATCCCAAAACCTGTATTATCAAAGTACAAGGCGATGATTCTATCATCCGCCTCGCTTTCCTCGTCCCTCCCGACGAGCACGATCAATTTCTCGCTACTATGCAAGAGGTTGCAGCCCACCTTTTCGGCTCAATCATCTCGCTGGAGAAATCTGAATTACGTAACAGTCTCAACAACTGTGAAGTTCTCAGCTACCGCAACACACTTGGTCTGCCTTACCGCAACCTGATCAAGATGTTAGCTCAGTTCTACCACACGAAAGCAAGAGATCCGACTCCCTCAATCACGATGGCCCAAGCCATCGGATTTTCATATGCCGCATGTGGCACCGATTTCCGTATCCACACCATGCTTGAATCAATCTACACTTATTACAAGCAACAAGGATACTCACCGTCGCCTGCTGGCCTGAGTCTCGTCTTTGGCAATAGCCCCGACCGCCCGGAGCTGCCATTCGACTTCGACCACTTCCCCACTCAAATGGAAGTCCAGTCTTACTTCTTGTCTACCGACTATCGCAATCCAGAACAAGACAATAGAACTTGGCCTCTCAGCCATTTTCTGTCTCCACCTTGCTCCTAGCCTGTACGCTCGTTCTTTATTTTTAAAAAAAAA